GGCCTCGTTTCTTGCGCTCTAAGTTGAACAATATTGGTTGTATCAACGCCTCCGAGTTTTGATATAGCTCCATAGGTATCGGAGAAAATCCAGCCATTGATTGTCTGTAAATTTCCTTCGATATTCGGTAAGCCCGCCTCAACGTAGCTTCCCACCTCGCTAAGCGAGGTGGTACCTTCGATGAATCGGTGATGCAGATTCGGCAAATTAAAATGTGCCTCGTCAACCGCGCCAAACTTAGTACCTATTAGGGCGAATAGCTTGTTGTACTGCGACCTGAGCACAGAGGCTCCGTTCGCTAATAACCAGCCGTAAGGCACATCGCCGCCGAGGTAAGGAATAATCGAACCAATCGGACAAGCGCCACCACGCTGAATAAAAACTTGTAGAGCGCGCAAAAACTGACTAACTAGGACAGCGTCATCTGTAGCGTTTACGTCTTCATCTAACTGAGTTTTAATAAATTCGCCGACTGCGTGTGCGATATTTGCGCCGCCCACGATAGCGGCGTTAACGTCGCCTGAAATTGCGATACCGGAAACAAAACCGCTAGATCGAACCGCCTTCGTTTGCCACGTGGCTATAGGGGTTACATTAGGATTGGCGCCGTCGCAAAAACTGAGAATGTTGTTAGTAGCCATGAGAAAAACCCATAAAAAAAGCCCCGCAAATTGCGAGGCTTGTTTGAGAGAAATTTGAGATTTAGTTAGCGATGATTTCCGCCCATCCGGAGGTATCGAAACCCTGTAGTAGAGGAGTATTCATATCGAACGCGAATAGCGGCAGGTTGTCGTATTGAGTGAGCATGAAAACGTTTATTCGTACGCCAGCGGGTTTAAACGGAGCTATTTGCTGAAGGAATAGAGCGCGTTGAGCGCTGGATAATGCCTTACCGACGACACCTATCGATATCGTCATATCCTGATGGTCTTCAATGACGACGCTCAACGTACCGTTAAAGAGTGAGCGAACGCCGTCGTAAAACTTTTCCGGCGTGCCGTCCCACACGTTGGCGAGAATCTGTAATTTGAGCAGGAATCGATACGAGTCATCGTCTAGTTTCGTCATTCCGCTAGTGGCGTCGTATTCGCCGCACCAAACACCGCGATCGAAACCAGTAATCTCAGTATCGTCGAACGTGAAAAATACGCCATCAATCGGAATAGATACGTAACGATTACGTCCGACCCACTCGCCGACGACATCTAGCTGTTTTCCTACGGCTGAATCAAGATCGTAGTCAGTCGGTACGCGCTCCATGAGCGTCTGTAGCTCAAGTACAGGGCCGAATAACGAACGAAGCGTTTCAACGAACTTCGGCTTGTCTCTATGCTCCGACGGTACGCGCTGTAAATACGTATTGAAATCAGTCATTCGTAATTACCTCGACATCGGCGATGTCGCAGTGAGCAACTTCGTTAAAGCCTATTGCGATATTTGATGACGCAAAGGAACCTGAGTTTTTCGCTATCTGAATAGACGTGATGTCGTAAGAAATATCGCTGTCGTCATTCTCTAGGTTCGCGGGCACGTAGAGCTTAGAAATACGCACCGTTTGACCGAAAGTTAATGAGTTAATGTAGTCAACGACCTGCGATTTAATCGAGTTGTAAAGCTCAGTAGTAAAACCGGTAAGCGGTTCTAACGTAATCTTTACTTTGATGTGTACGACAGTAGGACGGAAGAAGTTAACAGTCATTGGCACTTCTTCAGAGTCTTTAACTGTTACGCTCGTAGTACCGTAAGTGCCTGTACCTGCCGTTTTCCTTAATTTAATTACGTCTCCGATTTCTTGAGCGTCCCCGCCTTCGACTACGACAGCGATAGAGTGACTAGGTATCCCGTTATCGTCTGTAGCGCTGGTATCGTTTTCGTACACGATTGCACGTGTTACGCCGTCAACATCCAGCACACCGCCTAGGATTCCTTTAAGAACGGTTTGCGACGGCTGAGCGGTCGAGTACGTTTGTCTAACGCGTAATTCCGCGTCAGTTTCGGTATCACGTCCGGGGGCGGCCTCCGAGCTATTCGTTACTGAAATCCATCCTTCGGTAGGCGTCGCGATTCTCGTAACTGTACCGGCGCCGGCTCTAATATCGCCTGCGTCATCACATGACGCGGTAACGGTTATAGAGCCGCTTGTCGGAATTACGACCTCCGGCGGTAAATTCCAAAGATGAGAATCTTTCGAGGTATCTCGTACTTGTCCGTTCGTGATCGTCGTACCTGCTGCGCCGGTGATTACTATGTCAACGCTTGAATGTGTAGACGCTTGTCTAGCGATACCGTTAATTTTTACTTCGCGGCTTAAAGCGTCCCCGCGTGCTGTCGCAGGTGAATAGTTATTAAAAACCTCAGCACATAAGAGCGCTAAATCGTATTGAGACTGAGCGAAATGCGCGACTAATTGTCCATCCTGCGAGTCAGCGTCGAGATTGATATCTGAGCCGTAGATCGAACGCATAGCTTCTTTGTTGTACTCAAGAAAATCCTCGAAATCGGCTACATAGAATCCTGATGCGTCTACGTACGCTAATGATTTAAGATCAGGCACTTACTTTCACCTCGCCATAAATAGTATCGAGCGTTACATCGATACGCAGTCGTCGCGTATCAGGGTCGAACGCTGTAGAGAACTCTGTAATTCGATTGACGCCCGCAGTTTCTCGGATACGCTGATAAATCGCCTGCACAGCCTCAGTTTGCGTATGTTTTCCTAAAACTTGTTGGTAATACGGCGTCCCGTCGTTCGTATCTAAATACCATTCGCGCAGCCACATTCTTAGCCGCGTAAGCACCGACTGAGCTACAGCTTCGGCACTGTCTATGAAATAGTTATCGAGGCCGGCGCCGAATGTCATATCGCCGTTTTCGTCTAGTTTTCGATATTTCATATTTATTTATCCGGCGCCGGGCCGTGATTGTGCGTATGAGATTGAAGTGAAACCGTGCCGGAGGAAATATCGCCAGTCGCGTGAATCGTCCCTGTAACAGAAGCGCCGTTACCTCCGCTGACTGTCAGGCCACCTTGCCCAGTAATAAGGCCCGTAACTTTTAACGGGCCTTGTACGGTGTTATCCGGGCAAACGACCTTAGACTTTTTCGCTGTTACGTTTACTTCGCCATTGATATTGATGTCGAGTTTTCCAGCAGTAAGGCTTATGTAGTCTGACCGCGAATCTGTACGTATCTCGATAGCGTCAGCGGACACGTCCGATAATTTACGCGGCTGAGACGAAAGACCAAATATCGCGATAGCGTCGGATAGATCATGCGAGCGCGAGTCTTTAGGCGACTGGACGCCGCCGCTTTGCCACCAGAAATCGATACAAGCGTCAGCGAATACGACTAGACATTCGTCACCCTCAGAAACAGGATACGTAATACAAAGACCTCCAGCGCGAGGAAATGCGATAGGCACCTCAGTAAGCACGGGATACGGAGTCTCGGTTACGTTGCCCTCGTATCCTCTAAGTTTGCCCATAATCGCAGGTCTAACGGATACAACTTGACGGTCTAAATCTACAGCTGTAACGATAGCTGGCATAGCTACACGAATCTGCGCTTTTAAATCCTCGGATTTTTGACGCTCGATTTCTTCGGACGTAGCGATTCTTTCGAGTTGATTCATTTTTTCGTGGTCTTTTTAGTTGACGGGTCTAACGAGCACGCTTTAATTTCTGTGCTCCATTCGTTACCGTGGGTATCGCCTGAGTGTTTAAGCGACAGGATTTTGAAGTCACCCGTTAAAAATTCGGACTCGATTCTTATCGGGTCGTAAATACGTAGGAGCGCGTTAAGGCAACAACTCACGGTTACGCCGTCTTTATCCTTCTTCGGACTGCCGATCATTCCGGTATCGGGCCGCAAAATAAACGCCTTACGGTCATCGCGTGTAGCGTTTTTCTTGCAATAGACTAAATGTCCATCCTGCACTGACCACTGAGTATCAGAGTTTTTCGAGACCTCACGTGAATAATTACGAGCCGCACCGAATAACACGCGCCCACGCGGATACTTAGTCTCATTACTGACAGCTTTTAAATCGTCGTTTTTAACGCCTCTTTCTTTCATAGCGTTAAACGATTTCTTAGCGATGTCGTTATTAGAGTATCCGGCGCCGACTGTCTCATTTACGAGCGCGTATGAATATCCGCTTTGACCGTCGCCAGCTTCAATACTGAGAATTGTATCCGCGCCGTTTCTAACCTGCGACGTACTAATGATGTTTCCGTCAAAAACAACCGCGTTATGCGATTCGTAGCCAGCCTGTAGAACAATGCGCTTTAAATCGCCGTCCGCGATTCTCGCTACTGTCGTTTTAGACAAGTTATAAATGTCGATTTTCGCTGTATTCGGGTCTTGTAGCGCTGTTTTCTCAACGTCGAAGGAGACCCTAAAGCCGGAAAGATCAAGGCCGTTTCCGTCCTTATCTCCGACAAGGAGCGTAATTTTTCGCCAAAAGTTAATCATTCGTCACAACGATTAAATGAGAGTCAGTACCGAGATTAGTTTCTGTAGGGTCGGCGTTTTCGTCGCCGTCAGTGACCACGATTAGGCCGAAACCTAGTTTTAAGTGCTCGTACTGCTGGAGTAGATTTTCGCCAGCGACTAACGCTAGATTACGTATGAGCCAATCGTTTTCCGAGCGGCCTAAGTCAAGCGTCCACGCCTGAAGCGGCTCATTCCATTTCGTCCGCAAAAGGTAATTAACGCCTTGTATCTCGACGTTAAATTCTTCCGCAAAAGAATTGAGCGGTATTTCGAATGTTTTCATCAGATTTTCTTAATCTCGTTCCAAGTATTTCGTAGAGCTGTATTTTCTTTGACATGCTTTTCTTGCAATTGTTTCGTACCAGTCTGCGCAGTTTTAGCTGTGACATTCGGATTCGCCTGCTGAGACCGTGGCGGCATATTCGTAGCGAGAGGAAACGTTATTACGATTTCCTGCATGGTCAGCGTGCATTTGAGAATGCGCGCTGAATGCGTATCCTGATTAGCTGCCACCGACACTAGAAGCATATTGTCGTAACGCCTAAGTCCTGTCACAGCGGTAAACGGTACGCCGCTATACATCAAATCTAAAAGGCGTTGATACGTGCCTTGCGGGTCTGAACGTTCTCCAAATACGACATCCCATATAATATTTTTAGGTTCTCTAACGATGTGATCAGTACCCTGAGTACCATCCTCGATAGGATACTGAGTCGCAATTACAGCGGTATTGTGCGTTTCCGTAATTGAACAAAAATCGGAAAACGCTTCAAATCTCCGAGTAGGTTTGATTTGAAGCAGTTTTCCGACGGCTGTACCGGCTAATCCTAGTACTTGCGTTTCTAAGAAAGACATTGTTAGCCACCTTGCTGTAGATATGCTCGGTTAGTTGAGCCGGCGATTTCTTTAGCCTCTTTTACGCTACTGACGGTAATTGTTTGATGTACCTGAGCGTTGTTGTTATACGTGGTGCTAGAGCGCTGATTATTGTTAGTCGTTGTTGTCGGCAAACTGGATGTAGCTTTATCGTCATCCTTTTTACTTCCCCACGAAAACAGGCCTTTAATTGCGTTAACGCTTGTATCCCAAGCGCCAGTAACCATGTCTCCGGCTTTTTCCGTGGCTTCTTTACCGAAGTTTTTAACGGAGTTAATTAAATCATTCCACCACTGAGTAAACGCTTTACCAATGTCAGTTAGCGATTTCATAGCTCCGTCACCTATGCTTTTCCATAGATCACCGAACCACGTACTCAATCCAACGAATGTAGAAATAATCCCGTCGTAAACCCCTTGAGCTTTTTGAGAAATAGTATCTTTTAGCTCATTCCACTTACTGGATGCTTCGGTAATAGCGTTATTCCAGCTATCAGATAAGAAGTTTTTGATTCTTTCGCCTAATAACGACATCTCATTCGAGATCGTTTCGGTTTTAGATTTCCACCAATCAGAGCTAAAGAAATTACCGATAATCGTTTTTAAATCAGAGAAAATCTGACTTACATGGTCATACCATTCGGCGAAACCAGGCCAATCCAATAAATAATTCTTACCTTCTTGCCATCCTTTAAAGTCGTCATATAACAAGCCTAAAACCGTTATTAACGTCATTACGGCTGTAATAATGCGACCTATCGGAGAAGCCTTAAACACCATATTTAAGACTTTCCAAGCGGCGGTAACTAATCCGATGTATATAGGCCATTTACCGAGAACCTGAAACATTTTTCCGAGTCCGGTAATAAAACCTGTAACGAGATTTGCTCCGATTGATACAGCGGCGGCGATAGGCTCAACGTAGATTTTAATTAATCCGGCGTTTTCATCAATCAGCTTAGAAACGCGTTCTATCGCTGTCGTGATAGACGGAAGGACACGTAAAACAAACGCAGTAATGATGTCATCAAAACCGCGCTTAGTAACGTTAATAGCGTCGTTGTATTTACCACCTAACTCTGCTGCTTCGTCTACATTGATTCCAAGCGCTTCGGTACGTTTGTTGTATTGATCGATAATCTCAGTCGTATCAGACGTGAGCATTCCGATCATCGAGCGATCAAGTCCGAGACGCTGAATGTACGCAGATTGCTCAGCTTTACTCAGGTCTTGAATCTTGACTTTGATTTCATCAAGAACTTGAGTTGTAGTTTTTACGTTTCCCTGCGCATCTTTCGCAGACAATCCGAGTTTTTCAAAGACTAATGCGCCGCGTCCGATACCCTGAGCCGCCTCGCCTATCGTTCGAGAGAGGTTTTCAAACGAGGCTGTAGCAGTATTTGCGTCTGAGCCTGTAAGTTCAGCTACATAGCCGAGCCGATCTAACTCTTTTACGGTGGCGTTACCAACGCGAGAGACGACATCGCCGAGATCGTTAAATTTGTCGGCTGTACGCTGAATAGCTACAGCGACGGAACCGGCGGCAATAGCGGCGCCGGCCCATTTAGCTAGGCTAACGATTTTGTCAGAAAACGAGCCTACGGCTTTCTCTGCGACAGATAATGACGCAAGATCGACTAAGGCGCCGATTCTGAGATTTACATCGTTTTTAGTTTCAGCCATTTTTACGCTCGTAATACTGATAAACGCGCTTCTCGTTTTCGTCGTTCGCGTCGATAGCTTCGTTTAGTAGAACTAAGTCGCCGAGCGAAACGGACGAATCGAAAAGAGACTCAAAAGACAAAAAGCCCCGCAGAACGGGGCGCATAAGAAAAGACTCAGGAATATCTAGGAGGCGTACGGAGTCACGCCATTCAGGTGGCGTTAGCTCAACTTGTTTTCGTTGAGCCAGTCTGTAAAAAAATCTTCAAAGTTGTATTTAAGGGCCTCGTACGTGATTTTGTACAACGATTTAATGTTGTTCAGCTCTTCGCACGTAATTTCGCCCTTATGAGAGCAGTATTCAATCTCCATCCCTGCCGCTACGACTTTAACAGACGGCATTAAATGTTTAAATATCAATTCATCCCGCCTGTCTGCCGGCATGAATTTATTTACAGCCTCAGCGATAGCAGAGGCTATGGCGATTTGATTCTGCGGATTTTTAATAATTACGTTTACCAGCTCATTAGCTTGAGTCGTAATCGGGAAAAAATATTGATTAACGATGTCGTGCTGTTGCTTAGCAGACAAACGATATAAACGAACGGTAATTCCGTTAACAGTAATGTCATGAGATTTAGTCATTCAATTAAGCTCCGATAGACGTAATTTGTCCGCAGTTGAGCGTTACGACGATAGAGTCGCCCTTAGCTTTTTTGACGCCGTGGCCTGTTATTGACTGGATAGCGACTTGCGAGCCGGTATGCGTGATTTTCATGTCACGGTCGAGAATCGTCACTGTATCCGAGCCTGTAGAACCGGTGCCGCGCTGAGTAGCGTGTAACGCCATGAAGAAGACCACGCAAGGAGACGAAGGCAGGTATTCAAGAACGATCGTACCTGAGCTTGTTTCGTATTCGCTCCAAATAGAAGAACCATCAATAGCTTTATTACGTTCGCCGAAATCCTCGTCGAGATTGATCGTAATTCCGTTATCGGTCAAACCCTGCTTTAAATCGAACGACACGCCACCAAAAACAGCGTATGCGGCACTTGCGCGAGCAATGCTATATGTTTGTTTAGACATTTTGAAATTCCATTAAAAAAGCCCTGCGTTCGTTTGCAGGGCTTGTTTAGAAAATGACTTGATTAGCGATTGATGTTGACTATGATCGGTACGCTGTGAATAGCGCCAGCGAGTTTGATACCGGCCTGAATAACCGGAGACTTGCGGGCCTCACGTTCGTTCTGCAACTGATCGTTAACAGACGGTGCGTACAAGTAATAACCTTTTTCGAGATAAGCGCCGGATTCAAGGTCGCCGAACGGGTCACTATTCCACACCCCCGGCGCCACAAATCCGTTAATGACGGCCTGATCGATAGCGTTAGCAACAGCAGCCATAAGTCGCGCCACTCCGTCATCAGTCTGCGGAATTTTCGTTTTGGACTGATAGGGAACGTTGTAAACGGTAGTCTGAATTAAATCCTGCAACCAATCAGATCCGTGGCGTTCATCCGCCCACATACCGGACGACATGACGCCTTCTTGAATAATGTACGTATCGTTCGAATAAATAGCGTACTTATTGACGTTACGCGTCGTGAGATTCGTATCCTGAGACTGCGTGAGATTCGTCGGCTGGAGGCTCGGAGCCTGCTTGAATTTCAGCGTAATCGTTGTCATCGAGCCGCTGAAATTAACGCTAAACATACGACCTAAAGCAGACGCTACGAGATATTTATTCAGTCTGTAGGCCGAATCGTTAGCGTCGTATTCAGAGGCGAATACGATAGTGCGCGTAAATTGGCCGCGTTTGAGTTTAGACGGAAGGTCTGTAGATTCATCGGTATAAACGGAGTCAGCGCAAGTAAGATCAGTAAGCGTAACGCCGTAGATATGAGAGTCTGTAGCGGCCTCAACGATCTGAGCGATTTTAAGAATTTCGTCGTCTGAGACTGTAGCGCTGGTGGCTGTAATAAAGCCGTAGAAATTTCTGCCGTAGTCAGCGAATAACTTAGATACAGCGGTACTAATTGCCGTGTCTTTCGTAGAATCCCAAGCCTCAGCAATAATCAAAGTTTGCGGCTTAGGAGACTGAGAAAAATAAGCCATAGCTGCTAGCGTTTCCGGTGCGTCATCACCGAAATCCGTAGCTACATCGTCGGAGCTTGTATACGTGCGATAGCCCTCTCCGGCAGTGATAACGTTTTTCGTATCGCCAAGAATGCAGAGAATGCCGAAGCCTCGTGTTTGCGCGGCTTTCGGACTAAACACCATATCGACATTAACGATATTGTTTAAAGAAAGTGCCATTTTAAAAATCCTCGTTAGGAGTTTTGAATACTGGTAGGAGCTGAAACTATTGATTTAATTGACCAGCGTCGGACGTATGAATAATCGAGCGTTAGGTCGACAGTGCTCATGGGCGTTCGAGCGTGACCCTCGGCCAATCGGTCAATCTCAATAATCTGAGCCTCGTTAATGCTGAGGCCGAACTTTTGTAGCGCGTCAACGTTCTGAGATAAGTACATCAGGTCGTGTAGTAAAAACGCCTTCTCTCGACTGTTTTCACCGATGAGCTTTACTCGGCAGTGCGCCGTACCTTCGTAAGCCTGATCTAAATGATCGTCGGTTTCCTCAACGTCGTAAGGCGTGCCGTTGAACTCAATCTGATAGAACTCGAAAAATACGTTTAAAACGTTCGTACTAATCGCTGTTTCAAATTCTCGAAACATAGGTTTGACGTGGATCGGAAAACATCCGAGCGCGTTAGCTAACCACGTCTGAAATTTGTCGTCGAATTCCTTTGAATAAACGTATGTAGCAGTGCTTGCGAGCACGCCTGCTTGCGTAGAGTCTACGTAACTCATACTTGTTTGCTCCTAGCTAATGTGGCTTGGTAATACGCGCCGTTCGGGTTGTAATTAGCGATAGACATAACGTCGTACAGCACGCCATTAAATTCGATTTGATCGTTAATAAATCCGTCGTCTGCGAGCGATACGCGCTCAACGCCGTAGTACGAAAGACCACACGTAACAGGCGAACCGTCGGCGTATACGATATTTACGAGCTGGGCGTCATTGAGCGGCTGGAGTACGGCTTGAATCGGTTTACGGATTTTCGTAATTTCGTCCCTGCCGTTTCCTAACGGTGTAGCTTTTTGACGTATCAATACACATGAAACGGTGAAATCCGGGTCACGAACAATTTCGGAAACATCAATCATTTTTTATCTACGACGTATTGAATAGCGTTAAGAAGAGCGCCAGTGCGGATAAGTGCTTTCGTACCTTTAAAGCCCTGACGTTTACGGGCCGAGATCGTTGCCGGCGCCAACGGTACGAAGTTTCGCTGATCGACGATGTTTTCTTTAGCGGTATCACGAACGAGCATACCGACGACGTTTAGCGCTTTATTAACCGCACCTTCTTTGCCGTTTAAGCCTTCGTCTACTAACGCCTGCTCAAGAATTTCGTGTATTCGTTTTTCGTTCGTTAGTAATGCTGGTTTCAAATAAGGCCTAGGCGGTATCGTATGCGTCCCGTACGTTTGCCACGTTGCGATTTTGAGATTAGTAATCGGCGTGTCTTTACGCCTCAAACTTTTCGCTTCGATATAGCCAATAGAAACGCCTTGCTTGTTAAAACGCTCGAAACGTTTCTTTAAGTGAAAGATATCGGACTTGAGCGCCTCGGCGCCTTCTACTTTCATCGTTAAGGCCATGTCGCACGTCCCGTAACAGCGAACGGCATACGCCGATAACGTTTTAAAAGATCAAAAAACTGTTTCCCGTAAGGCGTGCTATTCCAATAACCAGCGTCAGCAAACGACGTAGACGCAGTATCGTAAGAAACAGAAACCGAACCGACAGTTTTAGAAGCGACTGCGCCATGAGCGCCGCTGCTAATGTTTCCTTTCGAGGCTTCGCCACCGGCGCTGGTACGTTGACCGTTATCGAGAGACGCTAAGTAATGCGCTGTAAAAAGAGCTTTCCCAAATTCCGTAGATTTCCCGAAGCGATTCTCGCTAATCTGGTTGTCCGCTTCGTCTAAATAAAACTCTACGCGAGCTTTCGGAAACTCAGAAAACTCAGGAAAAATCTTTAAAAAATCGTCGTAAGTCATTTTGTTTTTAACGTGATTACGCCCGCTGGCGTAAACCAGCAGGCATAAAAAAACCTCGCGAGTGCGAGGCTTAGATACCGTCAAAGTACATCACGGTCTCAGGGCGGCGGAACTGAACTTCAGCCAAGCGCCACAAGTAAGCGGCGCAGTAGTCGAGACCTTTATCGTAGGTCTTTTCACGCCATACCGGGCGAATATGGTAACGAACGTAGTTTTTATCCTTCGTATAAAGAACCATACGGTCTTTAGAAGAGGTTCCGAGAGAAGATAATTCCTTGACCTGATTAACAGTCATAGAACCTGCAACCTTACGTCCGAGCGATTCCTTTTCGATGTAATCGATCATAGAGAAGTGGCGATCGTCAGGAGCCTTCATGCTAAAAAGCTTGACGTACTGAGCAGGCGTAAGAAGCATAGTATTCGGCATGATGACGCCGTTAGTAGCCTGATATGCCTGATTGAAGTAGTCATCAATAGCCTTCGCCATACCATCCCATGTCGGAGAGGTTTCAGCGAGAGCGCCTGTAGTCGTTCCCTTCTTGATAGAAGTGTTATTCAAGAAGCCCTTGAAACCTAAACCGCTATCGCCAAGGTAACCGACCTGATGCGCTTCTTGCAGGAATTTATCGTTAACGAGTTCAACCTGCTCGGCGTTAACGTTGATATCCTCAGCTTTCTGAGCGGCCTCAAGCTCCATAGAGGTTACGGAGATTTCGCGGCCAGCGGTATAAACGGCTACGGCCGTAGCGTTCAGTTCGTAATCAACGCCACGAAGGTCATTTGCACCCTTTCCAAGCCAAGACATCCCTTTTGCGTCTTTAGTGCCCTGACCGATACCCTTGATGTTTCTCAGAGCGACGACGTTAGAGACTTTATCGAGGTCTTCGACGATAGGAATATCGCGAGTGAAATAGTAGTTCGTAAGCGGGCGGATGATTTCCGGCTCAAGCTGAGCAAGGCGAGAATTCCACAACGCTTTTACTTGATCTGCTGAAATTGCCATTTTATTTGTCCATAAAAAAAAGCCCCGTCCGAGTGAACGAACGAGGCTTAGTTAGTTAAGAAAAAGGATTTGAATTAAGACGAAGACTTAACAGGGATTACAACCTGCTGAGTTACCTGAATTTCAGCGCATCCGTCAGCAATTCCATTAGCGGCGAAAACTGCGCGAATCGGTACTTTCGTGTTATCAGTCGTAAAGACTTTGTTTGTCGCGTCGTAATAGACGGCCTGATTTCGTTTAGGCGTAATGGACGCGGCAGCAGGCACCTGAATGTAACCAGTGCTAAGTACACCGATTTCCTGAGGAAACACCTGCAACGTCCAGCCGTCGTGATAACGCACAACAACGCCGATCATGGCGTCGAGGCCGTCGGTAGATTCAAGCAACACGGCGTTACCGTCAGAATCCTGTTTAACAGGCAAGCCGGCGCCGATAGCGGCGGTTGCTGTGATGGACCTAATGTCCGCGCCACCGCGAGTTACGAAACCCGCGATCATATTTTGTTCAATGTATCCAGTCTGCATTTTTATCTCCGATAAGTTATTTCGCTTTATTCCAAAGTTCTGCACTTTGCTCGACAAAAGACTTCGCTTTCTTCGGCGCTTCATCGTGTTTAACTGTTGCGAGCGTCGCCTGAGTCATAGAGCGCTTGAAATTTGCGCAGGCGCGTAAAACCATCGCGTGATCACATTTAGATAAGTCGCCGAAAGAGTCGACAAAAGATTTGCCCTGCTGAGATTTCGCAAATTCGAGAATCGCGGCATACGGCAGATTAGGCGTCGTAGGTGCTAACGAAGGGGCGATATCTGCGGCGTCACGAATCATGGCGGCGTCGAGCTTGGTTTCGGGTTTAGCGTCTTTCTTCGCTTCTTCCTTCTTGCATTCGTCAGCTTTCTTTTCGTCTGCTTTTTTATCTGCTTTAGCGTCGGTCAACGCTTGCAGGATAGCGGCGCCGAACACAGCAGGGTCAATGCCTGCAAGCGGATTAGGAGCGGCTGGCGGCATATCGTCATCTGCTTTTTTATCGTCAGGTGTCGGCGCCGGAGTGTCTGCGGCCTTGTTATCCGGTGCGGGTGTCTGAGCGGCGTTAGGCTCAGGCTGTTTAGCTTCGTCAGCGTTAGTAGCCGGCGCCGGAGATTGAGCTTGCGCAGATTTTTCGAGCGCGGCTAATCGTTCGCTCATGGCTTGGAGCTGTTGGAGAATTTGAGCGTTAACGTCAGCAGGTGCTGCGTCTTTCTTGAAAAATGCCATGTCTGTATCCTCTTTAGTAATTACAGAATCTTTTAGAGAGCACGTCGCTCCGCCTTTTCCTTGAGGCACTAAAGCAACGTGATTGCCTATGAAGTTTGTTTCGATGCCGATTCCACCGCCTTGATCGATAACGTTCGATTTAAAGCCGCATGACAACTCCTTAGCGACACCGTTAAAAACTGCCTCTATCGCTTTAGGTTCAAAAATCATTAGATCAGCTACGAGACACCCTGCTGTCAGTCCTTCGCCTTTACGAACGTGCGAAATACTGCCAACTGCGTACTGTTTCCAGTTATCACCTGTCACGCTATCGACTGGAGGATGTCCGAGAGTTACGGGCTTTCCTTCTAATGAATTGATAGTGTCATCTGAGAACAGCACATCGCTAGGACGCATAATGAACACTTTCCCTTCGGCATTCGGCTTAACCTCGTTGGTTTCAGAAAGGGCGTATTCACGTGCGCCGATAGATGCGATGACGGCATTACGACAAATTAAAAAGCCCTCTTTTGTAAGGGCTTTATTCGGTGAAATTGGATAGCTCAAGTCATACATTTAGACTCCTAAACGTTATTAGGAAGGAGGGGTACAGCAAAACAACGACAATTAAATACCCCTCCTGGATTGTAGTATTTCCCCGGCTCAACTTCAGGCGGATTTGAGAACGAACAAACTTTACCGTCCATCGCTTGATGCGACTCTCGTACTGATTCATCCTCTGCTGTGTGCCATACATACTGATCGATTCCGACGCTCTGCGCCTGAGCCTGTACGAGCGTTGATTGCGTTCGAGCTACTTCAGTACGTGCGATACGTCTAGCGGCGTATTCGGGATAATTAGGCGTCAATCCTTGAATTTTCGCGACTAACGTTTCGTGACGTGCGCCAGTCTCTAAAGCGATCTGAGAGCTGAGCTTCTGAGCTTCTAACGCGGCGTTTACGGGTAACGTTTTAATGAGGTCTACTTTTTCCTGTACGAGCTTATTTACGAGTGCGATCATTTGCGGCGACTGCGTATCAATACGTAGACCCGACGTCTTTTTGAAGTCACGCGCAAGTAAAACCGCATTGTTACTAATGATCTTTGACCAAAGCGACGCCGTTGGAGCTGGTAACGCATTCGCGTAATTATCGAGCTGTGCTTGCAGTATCCCGAAATCTTTAATCGTCCCGTCGGCGTTCAGGTTCATGTTAATAATCGCCTGAATGTTACGAGCTACTTGACGGTAATAACGCCACACTCGAGCGCGGTACGTTTTTTCGTGATTAAACGTTGCCATTTAATTTAAATTAAACGCTCCGAAATTCGGCGTTTCGTTAGGGTCAACGACCTTACCGATATTAGGTAGGCCAGCTTCAACGTACTGCCCTGTTTCTTCCGGTATCGGAGGCGGCTCTACTTCATTAAGCGCCTCAATATCTTGCGGCGTAACCGTTGAGAAAATACCCGTCTTTTCGGATAACGCGGCGATTTCTTCGAGCGCTCGCTTATCTGAAATTAGCCCTGCTGCTTGTACGCTGAGAATCGTATTAACAGCGTTCTGAGCGTTAACGATACGTTCGCTAGTAGTTTCTTGTTTAAGCGGTACAAAGTCGAAATCAATGTCTCCGACCTCTCGGCCTGAACTGGTGAGAATTAGTGACGCGATACGTGAAATAGGTTCGCGTAATTTATCTTCTTGCAGTCGTGAGACGGTATCGTAATAATTCGCTAGATCAGCGTCTCCAGTAGAAAATCCTGCGGGCGACATTCCGAAAAGTTTGACAAGCGGAATTTCCGCGGCGCCGGCGATTTGTTCTGAGAACGTAATTAGCACGTCACGAATACCGCCGAATGAGTACGACTGAGACTGAAACGTATCTTTGTTATCAGAAACGGTTAACGACGAGTTGTTTTGAACGTCGTTAATCATTTTTACAGCGCGTCCCATGAAAGAAGCGCGTTCGTCGTCCTGCAAGCCTTGCCAAAAATTCTCGATACCTAAATAGCGAATGTAGCAGCGCTTGAGCAATTCGAGACAGCTATCTAACGAGGCTCCGTATGCGCTGACGGCTGAGTTAGCTACGTCATAAACGGACTCACCCCATCCTTGGTTTACGTTCAATTTACGATGCGTTGAACGTATGCCATCGAAGCGAATGACACGTGAAACGTCAGCGTCGAACGTGCTTAACGTTCCGTAAGCTGGCTGAATGCTGTATTTGACAGGTAAGCCAGCCTCAGCGCCATACGTTATTACGATCGTGCTCGGCGTGATTTCGGTTTTATCGAATACACGAAAACCGAGTAACGTACCGTTAGGGTTTAAAACGCTTTCCGGCGCCCCGTCGCCCATGTCAATCATTACGAGCGAACCGCCGTAAACGCGCGCATACGTAATAGCGTCAGTCAATAGCCGCCATACGTTTAAGCGACGGAACTCTTTCTCTAGGAACGCAGACGTATCAGCGTCAAGGCGCCAGTTAACGCCTTTAGATGTCATGTCGCTGGCGATTGACTCAGCCATACGACGCGCTACCCAGTTCGACGAAAATAAACGACCCTTTAGTTCGTCCGGCAACGAAAAACTTATTTCGTTTGCGACGTTCGTAATGAGCTCGCCTGTGCATACGGAGCTTACATAAGCGGTCGCGCTGTCGTGTTTCGTAACCAAGCGTCCAGCGCCTTTTACTTGAATATTTTTTGCCATGAGAAACTAGTGCTATTCAGTTTTCCGACGACGCCGTAACGCAGAGCGTCCGGCACGTGTGAAAATTCGTGATCCGGTTTGTCCGTCGGATTTCCTGACGAATCAGTCGCCCACGTGTAATTAGTGATTTCGTTATAGAAATTCGGTACGTCCGGCGCCACGATAATTTGATACTGCTGTATGAGCTGGATACCGTAACGCACGCTATCCGCGCCTTTCGGGGCGGCTACAGCATTAACGCCTAGACCGCGTAATTCCTCGATACTTTTAGGTTCGGCGGCGTCGCATTGAACTTCCTCTCGTTTAACTCCTTCAGATTTAATCTTTTCGGCGATTTCAGCATTAGTAAGGCCGCGAGTAAGAAAACAGCGAGTAATGTAGATTTTCTTTTCACTTTGATTAACGAAACCTCCGACAAATGCCGTAGGGTCTGTAAATCCGAAGTCAAGGCCGTAGAACGCTTGGCATTCGTCATCTTTATTCAGCGCGTCGAAGTCGAACTCTAGCTCTACGACGTTCTCGTAAATCGTGCCTGTAGAAAGGCCCCACTCGCCTAAGCCCTCGACTTTATAGCGTCGAGGCTGATCGAGCCTCATACGCTCGAATATCGCGATATCGGCAGGATCGAGCCATTCGTTACATAAGTACGTAGTAGTTAGCGCTAACGTATCCTCGTTAGGATTATCGAAGAATCGTTTCTTTCCCCACCAGCGCTCAGACCACGGGTTAAGCGTAAGAATGAACTGTTTCCATAATCCATCCGGCAACTGACCGCGAATAGAAAGATCGAGTTTGTTGAACTCGTTTTCGTCCTCGATTTGATACGCTTCGTCAATCCATACCCAGCATAAGACGCCAGTCGGCACGGAAATAGACGTAATTTTCTGCGCGTCATCGAAGCCGCGAAAGAGGATTTTTTGACCCGTGAGCTTATGCGTTATTTCTAGCGGCGATACTTTGAAATCCCAATATTCCTCGACGCCTAAGCGATGTACAGCCCAAACTAAATCCGAGTAACACGAATTTCTAAGCGTACGTTCGTAACGTCGAATTACAAGCGCGTTCGCCTCTTTGTACGCCATTAAGTTGACGATCAACTTTAACGCCGAAGTCTTAGACTTTTTCGAGCCGCGTCCGCCTTTACATACGACATAACGCTGTTTGCTATTCCAAAATGATGCGTATCCACGGCCTACGATTTCCGACAGCTTTAACTTTCTTTGCTTCATTCATCGTTCAGTCTTTTAAATCGTTTTGAATTACGAGCACCGGCGCCACTGATAAATCTTTACCGTCTTTGCCGGTAATTTCTTTACGTTCTACGTCACGCCAGCCGCAACGGGCTTTTAGATAGAAAATAATCGCCGTCGGATTGCCTTCTTTGATAAGTTGCATGAGCTTACCGCCGACAAAAGCATTAGCTTTGGCTTTACCTCTTTTTATAGCCTGATCAAATTGTTCAGAATCTTTTTTACGTCGTCTTAACGTTGGATAGCTAATGCCCAACGCTAACGCTATTTCTTCTTCGTTGTCGCATACCTGCGCATATTCCTCGACTTTCTTTAAATCGATTTCAATTTTTGTTCTTGGCATAGTTCATCGAACCCCTTACCGTCTTGTAAACGAACGGCTTTCAGTCCCGTATGGTTTTGCCAACGTAATACGATTACATCTACATATTTCGGGTCTTTTTCAATCACTCTAGCCTGCCGTCCTTGATTTTCACAAGCTATAACAGTCGTTCCCGACCCTCCGAATGCGTCCAAAACTATATCGTTATTTTTTGAACTATTAAGGATAGCTTCTTCAACCAATTCAACTGGTTTCATCGTCGGATGTAACTTATTGGCGCGAGGCTTATCGAAATACCATAACGATGTTTTAAATTTTCCGCCGCCATAAAAGTTATGCTTCTTATTCCAGCCATAAAGAATTGGTTCATGTTGATAATCGTAGTCAAGTCGGTTCATTGAAAAAACCGCCTGATTTTTTACCCAGATCAACTCATGCTTTACTTGCCAACCCCCCTTCATCATCATCATCATCATCATCATGTGAGTGCCGCCTTGAGGCATAGTCACATAACATGAGCAACAATCTTTTGAGAAGTTTTTAAGATTGGTAAATGCTGGGAGCCATAACTCATTTCCGCATTCTTCATCTGTTTTATATGTGTCGCCGAGAATGTTAGATGTCGTGCTTACAGAAATTCCGCCATCTTTTAACGCCTTATATTTATCACCAATGGCGACGTTATACGGCGGATCAGTAAAAACTAAATCAGCCCGATCATCCTGCATTAACAGCTTAAAATCAGTGTCTTTAGTTGAATCACCACAAAGAAGTCTATGATTTCCGAGCATCCAAATATCACCTTCTTGCGATATTGGCTCTAGTTCCGGCTCAGGAACTTCTTCGTTTTCTTTCGGTTCAGACTTATCATCACTAGCAATCAATTCAGATAATTCTTCGTCCGAAAAACCGACGGTTTCGAGATTAACACCTTGAAGCTGTAGATCATCTAATTCGAGCTTGAGTATTTCTTCGTCCCAGCCTGAATTAAGCGCTATTTTGTTATCCGCAAGGATGTACGCTTTCTTTTGTGCTTCGCTTAGGCCTGATAATTCAATCGTCGGTACAATTTCTAAGCCGAGTTTCTTCGCGGCTAACAGTCTGCCGTGTCCTGCGATAACGCCGTTTTCTCCGTCTGTGAGTATCGGATTATTAAAACCGAACTCTTTGATAGAGCTGGCTATTTGCGTAACTTGATCGTCGGAATGAGTACGAGCGTTGTTAACGTAAGGAATAAGCTCGTCAACGCGTTTGTACGTAACTGTTAGCTGTTTTTGTCTCATGCGTTAAAAAGAAAAATCCAGCGGAGTGAGCGTATTTCCGGAGAAATCTAGGCTTGCTGGATGTTGTATTTGGCGTACCCGGCAAAGCTCGAACTTGCAACTTAACGATTATGAGTCGTCTACTCTTTCCTATTGAGTTACAGGTACTACGTTATTTGGCTCGGTGAACGAAGCCCGCCGAGAGGCTCAAGAGGTGCCGCGTTACATATACAAGGTAATGCGGCTTTCGTTTACGGTTTTCGATTTTCAGGAGTGCTAAATATGGCTCTATGACAGTTTGTATATTGGTTACCGTAAAACGAAAGACCGCTCGCGGAATTATGAGCGTTTGTAGGAGAACTCATAAAAGCGAGCGGGCGAATTTTTTGACTTTTTCTTCCGTTATTTGGCTTAATCGTTGTCACTCGTCGTTTCCTCTGAGCGCGCCGGTTCCTCCGCAAGGAACCGTCTCTGATTAAGCCAAAATTCGGGCGGCCTGACACACAGGCTTGAAATTGTCTAGTACCAACACTACACGTTATTTTTTGTTTGTGCAATAGATGGTGTACACACGAATACGCATAGCGAAGAATAAAAGAGCATCCTCAGTCCACGTATCGACTTTTGCACGTTTAATATTCCAAATCTTTTTACCTGCACGACGTAATGAATCGTCAGAACCGAATACGTAAAGCAGCACGATCAACTTAGCTGTACGCACGTTTAACCCATGAGTTCCGATAGTTAACATTTCAGTATCAGGCGTGCTCATGTACTGCCAAACGGTGTTTAAAAGGTCTGCGTCTTTCTGATCTACCTCGATTCCGTAGTCGTCTGATCTATCCTCTGGCCCCGTATAGTCCTCGGAAAAATCCGTTTTATTACGTGTCAACGCTAGCGCTCGTTGAACCGCGTACGTAATCGAAATATTTTTAATAACCTTATCGCGATACGCTCGACGCCAGTTATCCAAGCGCGGTCGTAAATCTGCGATTAACTGTTTTTCTTTATCGTCCATTAACCCTCCTGATTATTGTTAGTTGAGATTGATAGGCGGTTGTTCGTCTGTGTAGCTGAGACATTCCCAGCCGGCGCCGGCTTTTTTAGATCTAGGCGCAACTATGTAGAGCCGGAGCGGGTATTTATCACTGAAAACTTTGCATTTGACCTTTGCGTCGTCTTGGAATACTCGCAACGAGCCTTTAACCTCGAAAACTACGAGACTCATATCGCGCAATAAAACGAGAAAATCAGGCGTATAACGGCATTTGTTTTCGGCGATTTTGAATGAAACCGCTTCAAACCAAAAATCTTCTATTCGTCCTTCTCGTTTAAATTTGCTGAGTAGAGCTGCAAATTCAGCCTCGGTTTTATTCATTTCGCCGTAGCGTAAACGCCCTTTGGCTTGCAAATACTTGTTCATTCTTCTTCCTGATTACTTTGTATAAACGACCGAAAACGCGCCAAATTAAGGCACGGCGTTCTTCTGTAAGGTTTGCGTTCCATTCGTGAGTCTCGAAATACAGCTGATAACCCATCATCAAATACGTGTGGTATTTCTTATGTATCGTGTAATCGTCGAGTCCTATGATTTCTTCGATTTCTTTAGGCGTTTTATTGAGCGACGCTAACCGCGTAATCTCAAAGCTGTAATCGCTGTAATCCATGTTTTTAATTTCCTCGGGAAGGCAGTTTTTAGCGTCTCTGAGCGATCATTTGCGCGTGAGCGTGCCAACGATCAAACTGCGAATAAAAAGCGCGCCTACGCTTAATTTGGTCATCCTGCGCACGTTTGAAACGTGTACAGCGTGCGAAACTAATCGGATAGCACTCGCCCGGAGCGCGTGATTCGTGTAGACAAAAAATATTCATGTCACCGAATGAAGTCTTAGGCGGGACGCGTTTCTTGCCGGCGCCGTCAATCCAATACGCCGCCGCATACGAACAATAGAGACAGCAACCGCCGTTCATAGAAACTGCCTAAAGTCGAAAAAAGCCGTAACGAACGCGATAAAGATCACTGAGTACATATCCCAATCGCTCCACGTGCTAGGCGTTCTTCCAGTTGCCAAGGCGAAGTTACGACCGAAGGACATCGCACCACCATAGAAGCTCAGCACAAAAAAGAATTTAAAAAGCCAGCGAAGCATCACTCACACCTCACGAACGAACGAGGAAAAGACAGCTAACGTCAATAGAGCGATCAGTAACACGAATAACTTCCGATCTCTTGTTTCTAACGTTTCAAAGAAAAAATCCCAAAGAACGATTAAGCCGCCGACATACGCGAGATACTCAAAAAATTTCTGAAGGCTAAAAATCATGTTTAACGTCTCCACGGAAACCACTCAATAGCCAAAATCTCAAACATCCAAACAAACAAAGCGACAGTGACGAGAACGTTAAGATCGGTAATTAGACCTAAAACTGCTAAAGCTAACGCGACTAAAAACGCGATAAACAGCGATACGTAAACAAATACGAACGCAATTAAAAAATCTTTCATCTTCTATCCTCCCTGCTCGTAAACATCAAAATTGCTAGCTTCGTCAGTACGTACGCGTTAACTAACACGACCGGAGCGACTAAAAGCGTTAGAAGTACGTAAGATTCAAATGTCATGCTTTCTCCTAGAAATACGGTTCGATTACTTTTTCTTCGTCCGGCGCCGGAATGTCTTTTGTTAGCGCTGGACGAACGGGGATACGTAACATCGAAGTACAGAAATTGAGCGACGCGTTATCGCGCCATAGCTTGATAAAACCTTCATATCCGCCGTGGCGTTGTTTGCAGAGATTGAGCACGAAATCGGGTTTACTGTCGTCAACATCTTTACCCTCTGCTCGCTTTTGAACTTTCGAGTAATCGCGAGCGAGTACGAAAACGTTACAGGCGATGTTTGTAATGTTTGACGAGCCTTTAATCGAGTCTTTCGTAGCGGCGTCGAATACGTTGAACGATTTAGAGCTTGAATCCGAACGCTTACGACAATGAGCGACTACAACGATATGAACGCTATTAGCGCGTGCGAAATCAACGAGCTGACCCATGACGTAATCAGTTTCTTCTTTATCGATGTCGTCACGAACGCACATCATTAACGAGTCAACAAAGAGGATGTCGGACTTGTAATACTTGACTGCTGCTTCGAGTAATCGAATTAATTCGTCCGGGTCTACTTTTCGCTGTAAGTCGCAAATATGCAGGCGCGTAGCGTATTCGTTGAAAAAGAGATTGATATCGTTTTCTTCGATAACGCGTTTATCACGAGAGCAAACGACTTGCGTAAGCATTCGCTCGATGGTTTTAACCGGCGCCATTTCGAATGAAGCGATATAAAGTGACGCACCAGCCGCTAGCAAGTGCAAGCCAATTTGTCCGAGTAACAACGATTTACCTGAGCCGTTTTCGCCAGCCAAAACAGTCAACTCGCCCGGACGAAACTCGAAATCGATAGCTTTTTCTTTTCCGTCGAGTGTCGTTTGTTTAAACGGCAGTACGTACTTAGCGACGTGGTGTTTTTTCTCGTCAAGATAAACCTGAAAATCGTTACGAAATTCTTGAATGTCTTTCGTTACGTAAAATTCATCAGGACGACTCGCCAGCTCGGTATATTCTGCGAGTGACGTTGTAATCTGCTGGCCGCCGAGCGGGTCGGCCCAAAACTCAGGCGAATCTGTAATATTTTTTGTTGACATCATCATATTTCCAAGCGATTAGTTGACGGTTTTTAAACATGACCGTTACAACTACTGATTTCGGTCGTAAAACTGGTATTGCACGCATCCAGCGCGTTAACGTCTCACGAAGCTGAGGCGTATCGTCAACGTCGAGAAAATCGATTAGTACGTTTTTTCCTTCGACAAAATGAGTCTTGAGCTTCATAGGGTCATCGGAGAATGAAAAAAGGACTGTAGGCACGTGTGGGCGTCGCTCCGGCAATTCCTCAATCCCTTCACACACAATCGCGTCAGCCTGATAGAGCTTTAATTTTTCTTCGGTGAGAACAGGAAAAAATACGAGCTGTGAAGTCGTGAACGCCTCGGGATATTCGTAAAACGTACGCCCCACGTTATCGCGTACCATCGCGGCAGCTGAAAACATCATTTGGCCTCCTTCTTTACAACTCTTTCGAGCTGTGACAAGTCTTTGATGTCGTACGCGTACGTTGAACGAGCCATGATTTTTTCAAAACGTTCTCGAGCGCTCGGAGCGTATTCAACTGGCGGAAGCTCAGGCTGATAATCCTCGGCTTTAACCCATACGGCGTTAGGGTCTTTCGCTTCAACCCATTCGGCTTTAAAGCCGATCCAGTTGCGCAGAATGACTTCATTCAGCGCTTCTTCTAACGTCCATCCAGCGTTTTTTGCTTCATTACGAATCAGCGAGATAACGCGCTCCGTTACCGAAGCCTTCTTTTGTTTCCTATGTTTTAAAAAGTCGGCCCACAGGTCGGCGCTCACGTCGTCAGGCTTTGTTACGTTAGTTTGAGTTTTAGTAGCTACCCCACGAGATTGAGGTTTTTCAACCGTTTTAGGTTTAGAAGCAGAAGGTGCGGTTTCTACGACCTCGGTTTGTTCCGGTGCCGGTGGTTTTTCCTCAGATTTTTTTTCGGGCAAATAGCTGTTAATGCGTGCCGTCGCGTAATCGCTGAGTAATTCTTCGGGTACGACTTCTCCAGATTCAAGGTCATAAATAGTTCGCCCCTGCGAGTCAGTCGCTAACTGAGTCTTTTCGTTTTTAGCTTCGGTGTGCGTATATATATCCTGTTCCTGTTCCTGTTCCTGTTCCTGATATGGCATAGGGTATGCGATACCGTATGGCATACCGTTAGACATATCGTATTTCGCAAGTTTTTTGAATTCAGGATGTAACGCTTTTACATACGCCTCTCCCCTTGTCTCGCAAGCCTTTAAGACAGATTTTGCTATTTTGATAAGGAGCTGGCATTCAGGAAACAGATCGAGCAAAGACGACCACGAAATTACGACTTTTGGGTTTTCCGGAGGGTTGTACTTTAAGAAGTTTTTTATCCAAAAAATTCCCGCTTCGTCGTACTCCAACATACCGTATTCAGACAGTTGCTTATACCCTATGCCATACCGTATTTCGTCAAACTTTAAAATCCTCGATACGGTATGTTTGTCGACAGGTACAGCTCCGACCATTGTCGTTTGCGGCGATGTCAGCATGAATAGGAAAATAAGACGTGCGTCAGAACTAAGAGCGTTGAATTTCGCGTCATTCCAAATTCGCACGTCAATTTTTTTATAACGAGCCATGACGCCTCCTAATGGGTGTTTTTCCAAACTTTGAAATGCGGGAATGCGAGTCGGAAATACGGCATGCGTACTTTCGGTACGCCGACCTTTGACCACTTAGTAATAGCCGCAGGACTTAATCCGAACTTAGAGGCTATGACGGTTTTCTTCTTGAACTCTTTCATAAGTTCGTCAAAAACCTGTTGTTCAATCCTTTTCATTTGTTTACTTAGGTTAAAAATATACGTCTTTATATTAACCTATATCTTTACCTAAGTAA